AGCGCGGCCAGTCGCTCGGTCGCGCTCGCCGGGATCGGGCCGATGTCGCGGGCATCATACCAGCCCGCAAGGCAGACAAGGATTAGCGAGCGGATGGTTGCGGGGACCAAGTTGGGGGTGGCGTAGCCGATGCTGGCAGCGACGATGATCTGATTGTCCATATCGCCGCCAAAGGCGCTGTAGGTATCGCGCGGCCAGTAGCCGTTGCGCGGCCAGTAACCGCTGATCGGCCAGCCGCCCGAGGTGCCCGGCCAGTAACCGGTCTGCGGCCAGACGGTGTTATGCGCGGGCATCAGCAATGCCGTGCCGTGCCGCTCTCCCAGCCGATACTGGTCGGGCGTCATCGATACCGGCAGGCCGTTGCCATCGACATAGGACACCATGTCGATGCTGTTTATCGGGCTGCGAAACAGCGGCATCCGATTGGCAAACGCCGTGAATTTGAAGTTGTGCGAACGCGGCAGGCAGACGATCCCCGACAGTTCCTCGATGCCCTCGACCGCTGCGTCGATCATCGCAAGGATCAACATATCGTCGTCGGGGAAATCGACGCGGAGCCATTGCTTTGCCTCGCCCAGCGTGACCACGGCGGCGTTGATGATTGGCGATGACACCACCGCGCCGAGCATCGCGCCCGCTGGTGTCGTGCCGTAGGCCGGGCCGATCGTCGTCAGCATCGTCGCTGAACTGACTGGCGCGGTAATGGCGCTGGCTGGGAAGATCGGCAAAACCGTCGTCAAGACGAACGATGAACCAAACGGTGCGATCGTATTGCTGGCCGGAGCGACGCCGTAAACGGGACCAACAGTCGTCACGAGCGGCGCTGCGCCAACCGGCGCAATCGCGGCGCTGGCCGGGGCAACGGCGTAGGCGGGACCAACAGTTGTCAGAACCGGCGACGAACCGACCGGTGCGGTGGTCGCGCGATCGGGCGCGACCGGGAAGATCGCCATACGCTATCCTCCTTGTTCGGGCGCGCGACGGTCAGACCGGGTCGGGAATTTCAATGGTCCACGCGCTCACCGTCAGCGTGCCACCCGCGAGCACCGCAACATTTGGGTCAGTCGTCACAAAGCGCGGCTTGGCAGTGCTAAGGTCGCCTGATCCGGTAATGACGACGTGCGTGACGCCGCCGCTCACCGTCACCGGCACGCCCGCGACGGCGTTGACGCCGATCCTGCGCCCGCTGGTCGTGCCCGCCGTCGGCGCGGTAAACGTCGGCGCGATATTGCCGACCGAGAGCGCCGTGATACCGCCGTTGGTCAGTGGTTGCCCGGTGCAGAAATGCATCAGGTTGCTCGCGCCGTAATAGGCCAGCGCGGCGTCGTAAGCGTCGTAATTTGTTGCCTTTGCCATGCTCTTTCTCCCGGTCTAGGCGCTTTAAAGCCGCCGTTTTCAGTGCTTGTTGCCGTCGAAGCCCATTTGCGTCAGGTCGCGCCCGGCCTTGCCCTCGATACCGGGCAGTCCCGGCTTGCCGTCCTTGCCGTCGGCCCCGGAGCGGCCCGCCTTGACCGCCAGTCGCCAGCCGCTATCGGCGTCGCCGGGCTTGGCGGCGACCTCGGAGCGCTGGGCGATCCACAGCGAGCCGCCCCATGTCACCGCGTCGCCGCGCGTGTAGGATTTTTCGCTGACGTAAACACCGCGATCAAGCACGAACGGCACTTGGAAATCGAATTGCTCGCGCTGCTCGCCGCGCGTCAGGATGAAACTCATCGTGCGCTCGCCGTCATAGGCCATTTGCATGTCGTCGAAGCCAAGCCCGTCCTTGCCGTCAACGCCGTGGACCCCGTCCTTGCCGTCTAGGCCGTCGCTGGAACGCTCGCCGGGCAATCCGGTCACTCCGGGCAGGCCGTCGCGTCCGTCGCGCCCGGCGACCCCTTCCGCCCCCGTCTCGCCGACGTTGCCGCCAAGTCCCGGCTTGCCGTCGACCCCGTCGCGGCCTGGATTGCCGTCCAGCCCGCTGGTGCCCGTGTTACCGTCGCTGCCGGGTTTGCCGTCGCTGCCGTCGCTGCCGTCGCGACCGTCCTTGCCGTCCGCGCCAGCCGCGCCGTCGACACCGGGTGCGCCAAGCTCGCCGTTGTCACCCTTGACGCCGGGTTCGCCCTTGTCGGCGCTGCCGTCCTTGCCGTCGGTTCCGTTGGTTCCGTCGGCTCCGTCGTTGCCGTTGCTGCCCGGTTCGCCTTTGTCGCCCTCGGGACCGGGTAGCACGGCGCGGGCTTCGAGGGTGGCGAGGCGCTGGTCGACGGCGACGTAAACCCGGTCGACATAGCCGCGCACCGCCGTGACGATCTCCTTGCCAAAGGTTTCACCGTTGAACATCGGCGAAGCCCTCCCGAATTTCGAGGATCGCGGCGCGTTGCTCGATTTCCATTGCCCGTTGGGCCGTCGCGTCCGCTGTGGCAGCGACAGGCGGCTGGTCATTGCCAGTCGCGGTTGCCGCCGTTGCTTCGGTGGCGGGATCGGCAATCGCGGCCTTGGCGAACGGCTTGTTGCGGTCGCGCTCGTTCAGCGCGGCAAGGCTGAAATTCTGTTGCTGCAAGTAAGGGGTTTCGCCGCCCGCAGTTGGCTTGAGGCCAAGGCGCTTGCGCGCTTCGTTGGGCGACTTGATGCCACCGCCGACAGCTTCGACTTCGGCCTTGACCATCGAGGCGGTGTCCATCCGCAGCAGCGCATCGATGTCGGCTTCGGTGCCGAACGGTTTGGGCAGTTCCAGCCCTTCGTCGAGGCCGATTTCAATGCACTCGATCAGCGTTTGCAGGCATTGTGAATAGTATTGCTGATTGATCAATTCGATGTTGGCACGCAGCGGCGTACTCTCGATGCCGATCATGAACGGCGGCACATGGAACGCCGATGCGATCGTATGGCCGGTCCAGTTCAACTGCTCGATCATTTGCGACGCGACGGCATCGATCATCAACGGCTGATAGGTCAGCCCCGAACCCAGCACGGCGACCTTGCCGGTATTTTCGCCGGAGTAATTTTCCTGCCACGACGCCTTGAGCCGTTCGGCAGTTTCCGCCGGGATCAGGCCCGGCGCGCTCAAGATACCACCCGGTTTGGCGCCATTATTGAAAAACTTTGCCGAGTGGTTCTGAATTGCCATGCCCTGCATCGCGGCAAGGCCGCACGCGGCGAGCGGCGATACGCCGACCAGCGGGTGATAGAGCGCGATCATCGTGTCGTGAATAATTTCCGATGCCGGGACAGTCACGCTGTCGGGCAGTTCGGAAAGAATATCGACGTTCAATTGGTAATAGACTTCGCCGTCGGGGGCGACCTTGGGAATGACGCGGCGCGGGTCGAGCGGGTAAAGCGCGTTGACGATGCCGCGATTGTCGCGCTGCTTGAGAATATAGGCGTTGCCGTGGATCAGCTTCGACGTCACCCACTGCTCGATGAACTTGATGCGGTTCTGATAGTGGTTGGGGCGGCGCAGCACGGGCGAGAACGCCGGGTTAAAAACCGGCGTCCAAATATCGTTTTCGTCGATCGCGACGAGCCGGAAGTGCAGCTTGCCGATGTCGGCGGCGATCAGTGATATGCAGGCATAAACCGCGCTATAGGTCAGGACCAGATCGGGCCGGATTTCGACGTTCTTCTGCCACGCTCCCGCGAAGCTCTCGCGCACCGTTCCCCACCATGCCCCGCCAGTTGCCACCGGAACCGACGCATTCGCCGATTTTGCGGTGCGACCGATGTGGAAGCCGAGCAAGTCCACCGACGGTCAGCTATCGGTCTTCATGCGGCGGGTCGCGTAGGTGCCCGTCTCGTCTTTGATCGCTGCCGGAGCGCTCTCGGGCGGCTTGACCGGCGCTGCCCGCGCTGGCGCGCGCGACGAAACCGGCACCGGGCGCGTTGCGTGGCCGATTGCGATCAGCGCTTCCGCAAACGTGTCGTGACAGTCAAAAGTCTCGCCAGCAGCCAGCCTTTTGCCGTTGTATGACCCGGTCTTTTCAGTCGCGACGAGGACGTGCATCGACATTGCTTTATGCTCCTGTGAAAACAAAGGCCCAGCCCTTGCGGGGCTGGGCCTTTGGTCGCTTAGACCGCGTAGTTGGCACCCGAGATATACGCCACCGACGCCGGGCGACGGCGCAGCCAGTTGATATACCGTTCCGCCCGCAAGCCGATCAGGTTGTTCTGCCACAGCGATAGCAACGCGGTTGCTCCGGCAACGGGCGCGCTATTCATCTGCACCGATGCCTCGCGGCTGACGTCGAGCGCCACCCCGCCGTCATCGGCCAGCAGAATATCCTCCGAGTTTACCAAGATCAGCAAGTCACCGGCGACCGTCGGCGGCACGGCGGCGGCGTTGACGACCGACTGCGCGACGACTTGCGACACCACCACCGGCAGGCCGAGGAAGGTGCCGCCGTTCATCGTGATGCCGGGGAATGACGGCTGACCGAGCGGGTTGAGCATCATCCCGAGGGTAAGCGCCATCGTCGGACGCATGATCCAGACACCAGTCGTCGGCGTCAAGTTGGCGTTGATGAACAGGCTGAAAATCTTCCTGACATCGGCGCGAACCGCGACCGCATCGGTGCCCGAAGCGGTAACGTAGTTTGCGCCGTTGGTGATCGACGCTGGCGAGACGTTGGGCACCGCCGGCACCGACGGATCGACGAAGGCCAAGTCGAGAAAGGTCGCCATCGATTTCGTCAAGTCGGCCGTGACCAGTGCTTCGGCCGACGGACTCGACGCGCGGACAAGTTCGTCGGACAGCACGATAATGCCCGCCGCCTTGGTCATGCCGAGCGTCAACTGCGCGAAGGTCAACTGTCCGACGGGCTTTGGTGTGGCTTCGCCAACCCAGCCGACAGTGCCAGCGCCGGTCTGCGCCGGGATTTTAATGTTGAATGGCACGTTTCGCATACCGGTGACTTTGCCGATGATCGTCTGCGGCCGGAGCAGATCGATGAATTCCGACGCCATGTTCTGATAGACGACCAACGGGCCATAGTTGGCATCGGGGACCGCGCCGGGATTGATCGCGGCACGCAAGATGATTTCGACTTCGGGGGTCGAGCTATTCCAGCGCTTCGCATATTCCGCCGCTTCGAGCTTGGAGCCGCCCGCCGCCGCCAGTGCCATCGCATAGCGCGTGAAACTGGTGCCCTTGGGTAGCTGCGACTTCTGCATGACGACGCCGCTGCGGACCTCGCTGCCAGTCGCGATCGAGGCGACGCCGTCGACCGGCTTGGCAATGGCAATGTTGGCCTTCTCCTGCGCCGAAAGCCGCACAAGGTGGTCGTTGATCGACTTCACTTCGAGCGCCAAGTCGTCGTATTCGACGGTCTGTTCGGCATCGAGCGTGACGCCTTCCTCGCCCGCCTTGTTCATAATATCGTTCATGCGCACCGACTTGGTCGTGCGCGTTGCTTCGAATGCAGCCATCTGCTCGGCAATCGTCTTCATGAATCGGCCCTCCTTGGGCGTGGTTTCGCGTTTGGGTGGCCCCGTGACGCCGGGAGGATCGAGCCGCACGACAACGTCGTCCGTAAGGCCAGTCGCGGCCCGAACGGCGGTGTCGATCGACTTGATGACGTTGATGGTGGCTTCGGCTTGCGCCGGGATCGTCACCAAAGATAATTCCATGACTTCGCACTTGTTGAAACGGTAGCCGCCGTCCTTCATCATGCTCTGCTCAAGCGGTCGAAAGCCGATCGACACCGCCCGCACCAGCCCGGCCTTGATCGATTGCCATGCCTCGTCGACCCGGTCCTTCAAAATGCCCGGCTCATCGATGGTCGCGATCGTCGCGGTAAAGTTGACGCCGTTCGCCGTTGGCTTGTCGAAGGTCGCCGTGCCGACCGGCTTGTCGTGGCTGTGCTGCCACAGCAACGGCATCGGATTTTTGTAGTTGATTCCCAACGGTTCGACGATGTCGCCCATCCTGTCTGTACTCGGACTGGTCGCCACCCCCTGAATTGTCCGCGCCGTGGCATCGAACGCCTTGATCTCAAGCTGGCTATATGCCCGGTTTATCATGGGTTTATCCCCTGCGTTGGCAACGGTCGCTAAAACAGCGGCAAAGTCACCGTCAACAGCCGGTAAACAGCCGCGCCGCCGTGCGCCTAGACGAACAGAATTTCGTAAACCGGGGCGGCGACTTCGGTCATTGTGGCCGCGCCGACCGCCATCGTCAGCGCCACCGCCGGGTCGATCCGCTGCGTTGCCCGGCGCTTGGCGAACCAGCGATTTTCAAGCACGTCGCTTTCGATCGCCGCCGACATCATCGCCGAAATCAGTACCGGGTTGCGCTGCAAGCGAATGCGGCGGTCAAGGATCAGTTCCTCAAGCGTATTTAGCGATCCCGGCATCCACAGCCCAAGTTCGCCGGGTTCTTCGGCCTTGGCGCGCTTACGGCCTGCCTGCGGGTGCGATACCTCGCGCAAGTGCAGGCCGACCTCGTCCATCGCATCCGAGAATTTGTCGAAGGCGTAGCGGTCATACGCCAGTACCTCGATCGGCTGCTCGGCGTTGACGTCGGCAATGTCCTTGGCA